TTATTAGAAATTATCCTCGTTAGTGGGGTAATATTGTTTATAATATATAAAAAGAAACCAGAATGGATTGATTGGCTCAAATCCAAAATTAAGAAGTAAACATTATGGCAGATACCTTTACCAGTAACCTTAACTTAAGAAAACCCGAAGTAGGCGCATCTACTAATACCTGGGGTAACAAAATCAATGACAATTTAGATAAAGTCGATCTTATCTTTGCGGATGCAGGATCAGGCACAAGTGTTGGTTTGAATGTTGGTTCTGGTAAAACTTTAAGTGTTTCAGGCACACTAACATCTACAGGCACAGCTACATTCTCCTCTATAGATGTAAACGGTGGTGCTATTGATGATACACCTATTGGTTCTGACGGTGCAGATACAGGTTCGTTTACAACTTTACAAACGCAAAGTTTAGCAACTTTAGCAAGCGTTACAGTAGCAGGCACATCAACTTTAACAACAGTTGATATTAATGGTGGTGCAATAGACGGTACTACCATAGGTGCAACTACAGCCTCTACAGTAGCCGCAACAACAGTAACCGCTAGTGGTAATGTAAATACTACTGGTGGTGAATTACAAATAAATGGCACTAATGTTTTAGAAAAAGTATATCCAGTAGGATCTATTTATATCAATGCAAGTGTAAGCACAAATCCAGCAACATTACTTGGTTTTGGTACTTGGACAGCATTTGGAGCTGGTAGAGTTATGGTTGGTTTGGATTCTTCAGATACAGACTTTGACTCAGCAGAAGAAACAGGCGGTGCTAAAACTCATACATTGACAGTAAATGAAATACCAGCACACACTCACACATTAGACACAAGTGACCAACCAGCAGGTACAGGCTCATTAGAGGTTGCAGGTGGTTCTCCTGTAGGCACTAAATCAACCCTACATAGTTGTCTATATGTGGAAACGTACAGCATAGGAGCTAACAATGGCTCTATACCCAATAACACCACCAGCAGGAATCATCAAGAACGGTACTGACTATGCAAATACAGGTCGTTGGGTTGATGGTGATTTGGTACGTTTTGAAAACGGTTATCTTAAACCTATTGGTGGTTGGAGAGAGTTCTCAAGAAATACACCAATAAATTATTTAGCAGATAATACTGGTACGGTAGTCACATCTGCTGGTAGTTCTGTTTTAACAGTAAACACATCTACAGCTCATGGTGCTTCTGTAGGTGATACAGTTTTGTTGAGTGGTTTTGATGATACTGGCGGTATTAGTGCTGAAGCCATAAACAAAAGTTTTAGTATAGCAAGCACACCACTTAGCACAACTTTTACCGTAAACATCACACAAACCGCAACAGCTAATGCATCATCATCTTCAGCAAATATATATTTTCCAGATACACCAATAGCCATGTATACCTACAGAAGAAATAATGGTGATAAGATTTTAGCTGTTGGTGGGAGAAGAGGTGTATATGTGCTTATGGGTGATACTTGGTATGATATAACACCAGCAGGCTTTTCGGGAGATATTGTTAATACTTCTAACGGTTATGGTACTTATGACTATGGTGAGGAAGAATATGGAGATGCTAGAACAACCTCTAGTTTTACACTAAAAGTAGACCATTTTTCTTTTGATAACTGGGGAGAGCATTTAGTATTTTGTTGTTCAAGTGATGGTAAAATTTATCAATGGCGACCAGATTCAGGTGGTGGCTCGCCAGACACAGTAGCAACACAAATAACTAATTCACCAACAGGGTGTCAAGCTATTTTAGTTAGTAACGAAAGGCACTTGATAGCCATTGGTGCAAATAGTGATCCTAGAAAAATATCTTGGTCAGACAGAGAAGATAATACCACATGGACTTCTACAGCTAGAAACACCGCAGGTGATTTACAAATACCAACAGGCGGTAGAGCTTTATATGCAGTTAAATGGCAAAACGATATTATTATTTTTAGTGATGTTGGTATTAACAGATTATATTATGTAGGTTCACCTTTTGTTTATGGCATCCAAGATGCAGGTGTAAACTGTAAAGCTATTAGTCCAAGAGGTATTACATCTTCTGGTAACTTTATAGCTTGGATTGGTGAAAACTCATTCTTTACTTATGATGGTAGAGTTAGAGAACTAAAATCAGATGTGCATGATTATATTTTTGATAACATACAAGTAAGCACACAAGCTAACAGCTTTGGTACACACAATATAGATTTTAATGAAATCTGGTGGTTTTTCCCTGTAGGAGACACCGACCAATCAACACCAAATAAATATGTTATCTGGAATTATTTAGATAATGTTTGGTCAATAGGATCAATGGATAGAACTTGTTGGATAGACCAAGGTATCTTTGATTATCCTTTGTCATGTGATTCTAATGGTTTTATTTATGAGCATAATAAAACAAGTTTAAAGGGTTCGCCTGGTAGACCAGATTCACAAGTTCCTTTTTGTCAAACCGCACCTATAGAAATAGGTAATGGTGATAGGGTTATACAAGTAAATCAAATAATACCAGACGAGGAATCTAGTATTTTACCAGGTATTACTATTGGTTTTAAAGGAAGGTTTGCACCGTTAGGCCCAGAAACAGACTTTGGTGACTTTAATTTTGATGCTAATGGTTATGATGGTTATACTGATGCCAGATTTACTGCAAGACAGGTATCCATGAAAGTAACAGGATCATTAGAACAAGACTTCCAAGTAGGCAAAATACGAGTAGACGGTAAACCAAGAGGTAGAAGATGATCTCACCCGAAAGTAAAAGCCAATACATACAAAGAGTTACTAATGCTAAATTAGATGTTGGTACTACTGGTTCATTGCAAACTATATATACAGCTCCAAGCGGTACTGACTTTGATTTTGCTGTTGTTGAATCTATTTTAATTGGTGACGATGGAAACCAACAAACTAATATAGATTTAGCAGTAGTATCTGGTGCAACTACACATTATTTATTTAAAGAACACAATATAACAGCACATGAAACAGACGAAATGCTGTCAAGAGATTTAGTTTTAACAGCAGGTGAAATATTAAAAATACAAGTAAACCATGCAAACATTAATGTATTTGTTAGTTTAGTAGAATATGCCAAAGGAGATTAATCCAGATTGGGAAAGCGAATGGGTTAGATGTAAACCCTATATTGAGAAAGCTGTAAAATATCAAGATAGCTATACAATCGAGGACATAGAAGATAAAATAAGGGAAGGAATATTCCTATTGTGGGCTGGCGGAAGGTCTGCTTTTATTACAGAGTTTGTAGTATTCCCACAATACACCGCTATGAATTTATTATTTTGTGGTGGTAATTATAAAGAGTTAGAAGCTATGTTGCCGCACATAGAAGAATATGCAAAAAAATGTGGAGTTAAAAGACTCTATGGCGGTGGTAGAAAAGGCTGGACTAGGAAATTAAAACATCTTGGTTTCGAAACAGAATATTTAATTAGAAAAGATTTATGAGTAAAGGAAAAACCAAAACACAAGAACAAGCCACTTTGCCAGATTGGCAAATGGATCTTTTTAAAGATTTTTATGAGCGATCTAAGCAAGCTGCTGATAGACCTTACCAAGCATATACAGGCGATAGAGTAGCACCTTTAACAGCACAAGAACTACAAGCAGGTGGAGCTATAGAAGGATTATTTAGTTCTGCATTAGGCTATGATCCAGCAAAAGCATTACAAGATATAGTTTCACAACCAGTTCCTACATTAGAAGCCGCACCATCTTTTTTAGATGTAGACATAGGTGCATATCAATCACCATACCAACAACAAGTTATTGATCTTGCTTTACAGGATATTGGTAAAGCAGAAGATGTTGCTAGACAACAAGCAGAAGATGTAGCCTTGCGTGCTGGTGCGTTTGGTGGCTCAAGAGGAACTATTTATGAGCAAGAAGCACTTAGACCTTTTGCAGAAGAAAAATTAAGAACTGTTGCTGATTTGCGAAGAGCAGGATATGAAGATGCTGCCGCAAGAGCTGCTAGAGATTTAGAAAATCAATTAAGAGTATCTTTAGCGAGACCATCAGTAGAATTAGCTGCAACACAACAAAGAGCAGATATAATTGAGGGATTGCTTGGTGGACAACAACAAGCTATCGGCAATATGCTTAGTTTTGGTGGTTTACAAAGAGGTATAGGACAAGCACAAAGAGATGTCGCTTTTGAAGAGTTTATGAGAGAACTAGGTTATCCAGCTCAACAATTAGGTTTATTAAATATAGGGCTAGGAGCTATGCCACTATTAACAGGTAGAACAGGAACAAGAAGCGAAAGAAGTGCAAGCCTAAGTGATCTAGGTGCATTTTTAGAAGGTGGCGCACAAGCAGGATTATTTGGTTAATAAATTATGGCAATACTAAATTTACAACCATTAACACCTAAAACACCAGAAGAAAAATTGCTTGAGAGCATACAAGGTTTAGACATACAAAGGCCTACACCAGATGTTCCTAGGTTTAGAGGCTATGGTGATTTTCTTGCACAAAGAGGTGGTTTTGCACCAGAAGATTTAAGAACCAGAGAAGAATTAATGGGTATGACTCAAGCTGAAGTAGACGAGTACCAAAGAAAAAGAAGGCAGGCTAGACGAGCTGGTATTAGTGAAACCTTGTTAAGAGTAGGTCAAGCATTTCAAGGCAAAGATGCAACTGCTTTAGCTATGCAAAGAGAGCAAGCAAGGCAGCAAGCAGAACTTCAAAGAGGTTATCAAGAACAATATCAATCTGCTATACAAGCTGCTGAACAAGTAGATCCAGGAAAGGCTGCGTTATTAAGAAGCCTTGGTTTACCTGGTTGGCTTGATTTGCAACAAAAACAAGCAGAACAAATGTTTTTAGGTGGTGGTAGTGATTTGACTGAGCGTGAAAAAACACAAAAAAAATACAATGATTTAATGGATAAACCTGTCGAGGGAAGAAGCGCAGAGGATAACAGGAATATAGCCATATATGAAAAATATTTGTTTGGGCAACCTAGAGTAATATCATTTTTTGATAGTGAGGGTAATGTTGTACCCGAGGAAAGTATTACAAGTACAGATTTAGCTTTAAACCCAAATATACTTAAAGAAAAAGCAAGCTTGGGATTATCTACAGTTGGTCAATCTCCTAGCATAACACCAAAAGGTGCAAAGTCTATTATGACATTAGCAAGAGATGATTACCTTGGCGTTAAGTCGCAATTAGACACTATTAATGATTTAGCTTCTATTATAGAAGAAAATAAAGATGCCTTTACTTTTGCAGGTAGTTTGAGCAATTTTGTAAATAGTGCAAAATACCAAATACAAAGTGCGGAAAGATTGAGCAATTTAACTAAATTACAACAAAACGAAAAAGAATTTACAGAATTAGACAATATGTTGGATTCTAAATATGGTGATATTTTAGATAAAATTTCACAAGATAGAGCTGTAGCTAAATCAATCTTTTTAAGACTAGCATATGGTACAGCTAAAGAGATTGATCCTAGTGGAAGATTGTCTGACAATGATGTTAAGATTGCTATGGATATTATTGGTAGCTTAGGACCAAATTGGAAAGCTAATTTGTCAACTCTGGAGAACTTAGCAAATACAACAAGAAGGCAATATTTTGACAGATATGAAACAAGAATACGCCGTGTTGGTGATGAAGATTTAGTAGAAGCAAATAAATATCAAACAATACCACAATTTCTTGGCGGTAAAGATTGGAGAGCATCAACACCAACAGTAACGTCACCCGCTACTTCTTCAAAACTACAAGAGGCACTAGCAAAATATCCACCAAGAACAGGCGGTTAAATAATGGCAACATTAGAAGATTTAATAGATTCTTTTGAGCAAGCAGATGCTGCTGGCGATGTAGAAAGCGCGCAAGCTTTAGCAGATGAAATAAGAAAATTAGAACAACAGGGTATTGCAGTTATTGATAAAGGTGTTGAAGAAGAGAGAAGAGAAATTCGACAAGCAAAAAGAGCAGATGTATTAAGGTCTATACCATCTGGTGCTGCAAAAGGTTTGATTGGTCTTGCTGGTTTACCAGGTGAGATAGAAAGAGGCGCAGAAAGTTTAGCTAAATATGTAGCTCCTGAAAGTGCAGAAGAGTCAATTACTAGATATTTTGATGCTTTGGGAAAACTAAGAATGATACAAAGCCCTTATCTTGCTGCTACAGGTGGTCGTTTACCAACCACAGAGCAAGTACAAGCTGGTGTAGAAATAATACCTGGTGCGGAAGCTGTCACGCAATATCAACCAAAAACTACTGCTGGAGAATATGCACAAACTATTAGTGAATATACTGCACCTGGCGGTTTGTTTGTAAGAGGGCCAAAGTCTGCATTACAGCTTGGATCTATTGGTCTTACAACAGGCACAACTGCTGAAGCGTTAGAACAAGCAGAAGCTCCTATATGGGCGCAGCTACCATTAACATTAGCGGTTGGCGGTGTTACTGGTTATTTAACAAGTCCTAATAGAAGTGCAAAAATAGCAAACGCAGCCTTGAAAGGATCAAGTGATGAAGAGATTGCGACTGCAATACAACTTGAAAAAGAATTGCTTGAAGCTGGTTATAAAAACATAACCGCGCCAGAATTAATAGATAATAAAATTTTACAAAGAGTTGCCGCCGAGGTCTATGCTGATGAGGGTGGTGCAAAAATCATGTTCAACAAAATTAAAAATAGGCCTGAAGAATTAAAAAATGAAACACAAAAACTTTTAAATCTAATAGCAAAAAATCCTAATTCTTTGAGAGGTGCTTATGAAAAAATTGGTACTACTGCAAAAAAAGCTGTAAGCGATGCAAGGGCGGAAAGAAAAATAACGTCAAGGTCTGCTGGATATATAGTTGCAGATAAAGAATTTGTTAATGAGGATCAAGTTTTAAGTTTAATAGATAGAATAGATAATGAAATTTTATTACTTGGTGGGCCTGGCCCAAATGCTGGGCAAACCGTTAATACATTAAAAGAGTTCAAAAACAGAATTATTAAAAGCAAAGAAAAAATAGATGATGAAATAACACTACTTGATGATTCTGGTTTACCTTTTACACAAAAACAAACAAAAGAAATAATAACACCGCATACAAATATTAAAATTCTTGATAAATCATTAAGAGAATTTAGAAAAACCGTTGATGATTTTTATTTGCAACAATCACAAAAACAGCCAACAGGTTTATCTTCAGATACTCGCAACATATTATCAAATTCAGCAAAAACAGGTGTATTAGATGATTTAGACAATATATTACAAACAAACGTTAATTATTCAAGGGCAAAAAATACATTTAAAAAATTATCAAATGAACTTGTAACTCCAGTACAAAAAAATGTTAAAGAACTAGCGAAGGGTGATGTGACACCTTCAAAAATCAAAAGTTTTATATTTAATCCTGCAAAAAATAATGTTGATGACATTAAAAAAACATACACAATCTTAAACAAAACAGATAAAGAGGCATTTCCACTACTAGCTAGAGTATATATAGAAAACGCTGCGGAAAATGCTTTCATGTTAGGTGAAAAAGGGCAAAGCCTTAAAACTGGTTTTAAACTTTATCAAGAGTTGGCTGGCACAGGTGCTAAAGAAAGAAATTTTAAACAGATTTTAAAAGGCGTAGCAGAAGCGCAGGGGGTTGATCCTGCTGAATTAATTACGGGTTTTAGAAACTTAAATGCAGTCTTAAGTAGGGCTGGAAGAATAACTAATATTGACAGCCCAGGTGTACCTATTAAACAATTAAACCTACCAAGGGAATTTTTAACATTCAACTCGTTTATGTATCGTGTAAAAATAGGTGGCAAATTAGATGAGGCTGCCCATAAAAGAGCGATGAGGCAAATCGCAAATATATTCACAAAACCAAATTCAGTTGAGGAGCTTGTTAAATTAGGAAAAACAGCAGTCGGCAGTAGTGATTCAATTAAAAGAACTGCTTATATATTAACAATATCAGATCCTTTACGAGAGACTGATACAACAAATAATTTAATACAAGCACCACCCGAATAAACTAACATGAGCAGGCCTACTGATAAAGTCGGCAAAGCAGGTGAATATCTGACAGCTTCGATACTGTCAATGGTTTG